CCGGTCTTGATCTCGTAGGCGTTGATGATGCTTTCTTTAACCTCCGAGAGCATGGCGATGGCTTTCTGCATTTCCTCGCTGTCGCCGATTGCTACCGTCAGCGGATTGTGAATCATCATGAGCGCCGTGGGAGCCATGAGCACCTTCGTACCCGCCATAGCGATGACAGACGCAGCCGAAGCAGCGATGCCGTCGATCTTGACCGTGACGTCACCCTTGTAGTCCATGAGCATGGCGTAGATCTGACTTGCCGCCACGCAGTCGCCGCCGGGAGAGTTGATCCAGATGACGATGTTGCCCTCGCCGCTGGTCAGCTCCTCTTTGAACGCCTTGGGCGTGACGTCATCGTCAAACCAGCTCTCCTCGGCAATGATGGCGCCGAGGTAGAGCGTTCGGACGCCGGACTCTTCGTCCTTTGTCCAGTTCCAGAATTTCTTCATTCAGTGGAAGCCTCCGTTTCCGTTTGATTCGAGCGTTCCAGTTCAATCACCGACATGATCGCGTAGTTGGCAAGGTCGAGGAGCGTGTCCCTGACCGACTCATCGGGAACCTGTGCCGCTCGTACACACAGGCTCTGGAGCCGGTTGACCTTGTCGGTGATGCGTGTGACCGCGCTGATTATGCCGAGCTTACGAAACGTCTCTCCGAAGCTGTCGCCGTAGTCGGCGTTCTTTCGGAAGTAGATATCGTTCAGCTCGGCGCAGATATCCGCGTGGCGCTGTGTTTTAGTTTCCTGTGCCAGTTTGCTCACCTTCCTTAAAATTCAGTTTTGCATACTCGCCAAAATATATAGAAGCCGCCTTGTCATAAGCAAGAGCGGCTTCATATGGGCTGCCATAATAACCGAGGAAAACCATCTTTCCGTTTGGGTGAATATGCGCTATATACTTTCGTCTGTGCTTGTCAAAGCACACACCTTTATACCCAGTTGAACTTGATTTGGATATTGATGAGTTGTATGTGTTTTGATGTTGTGTCGCAACTCGAAGGTTTATGCGTCTACAGTCGCTTGGGTTACCGTTTATGTGGTCAACAACCATGTCTGGATTGCCGAGTAGCAGTCGGTGTAGTTTTACGCATTGTCCTTCACTATAACCGAGAACATACCCGTCCTTTGAAACTGACCACTGATATTTTGACACTTGTGGGAAATCCTGCACATCAAAAATAAAGGAACGCCCAGTCCCAACAGTACAACGGTAATAGTCAGCTTCTTTTTCGTACCTAATGCAATGGCCGCAGGTTTTTGTATGACCGTTTCTTAAGTAGCTTCCGCGTACTATTGTAGAATTACCGCACTGGCATTTGCAAAACCACAATGTATCGTGACCCTTGTAAACTCCTTCTTTTCGCAGCACAGTAAGGCGACCATATTTTTTACCTGTCATGTCAATTCTCATCAGGGGCGTTCCACCTTCCTGCGTTAGCTATATCGACCATATTGCCGTTACACAGATACCTGTTGCCGCCAAGTTCATCGGGAATTAAATCCATATTCTCAAGGTTTCTTACATCATTTGGTGACATGAAACCGTTCTGTATGCCGACCGCATAGCCGCTCATGCGGGAAGCGTAATCACCGCGAAGCAGTCCTTCCAGATTGAACTTCACGAAATACTGCTTCTTCTCGTCGGCGCTGAGAAGTGTCCGCATGATGGACTGCTCCCAGCGGATGACCCACGGGTCGAGGGTGTACTTCACGAACTCAAGGGACTGCTGCTCGATATTAGAAAAGCTCGACTTTTCAAGGTCGCCCACCATGTGCGGAGGGACTCTGAAAATTCGAGCTATCTCGTTGATTTGGAACTTTCGTGTCTCCAAGAACTGTGCCTGCTCCGGGGAGATACCAATCGGCGTGTATTTCATGCCCTCTTCCAGCACGGCAATCTTATTGCTGTTGCCGCTGCCGCCGAAGGTGGACTGCCAACTCTCGCGGACACGCTGCGGGTCTTTGATGGTGCCGGGATGTTCCAGCACGCCGCCCGGAGCAGCGCCGTTGGCGAAGAACTTAGCTCCGTACTCCTCGCAGGCGATTGCCATGCCGATAGCGTTCTTCGCCATAGCGATGGGGCTGTAGCCGACCAGACCGTCGAAGCCCAGCCCCGGAATGTGCAGCACATCGGACGGGCGCAGGATAACGGTGGAGCCCTCCAGCGTGGGCGATTCCTCCGAAGAGTGGTTGTAGCTGTAATACAGCCGTCCATCCTTATCCCGGTCAACGGTCATCTTGTTAGGCATCAGCGGATACAGTGCCACGACCTCGCCCTTGCCGTTGCGGATTATCTGGGCGTAGGCGTTGCCCCACAGCAAAAGGTGTGTCATGAGAGTCTCCCGGAACACGAAGGAGCTCATCTCAGGGTTTGGCTCGTCATGGAGCAGACGGTACAACGGATGGTCGTAGGACTTCTCTTTGCCACCGTCCGGCAAGTAATGATACAGGTTGAGCGGCAGTCCCGCCACAGCCTCCGCAAGAATGCGGACGCAGGAGTAGACCGCAGTCATCTGCATGGCGGTGCGCTCCGTCACAGTCTTGCCGGAGGTCGAGCCGCCGAAGAAGAAGCTGTAGGAACTGCCCGCCGTGCGATTTTGGGGCTTGTCGCGGGAGCGGAACATCCCGGTAAATATGCTCATGTGAAATCACTCTCCTTTATCAGATAAACAAAATGCCCCGGTCATCATAGACCGAAGCACTGTTGTCATTGCCGCAGCGGATCGCCCGGTCGAGTGCCATGATGGTCGCGACAGCGCCGTCGATCTTCTCTGTGGACTTTTCCTTGTCTGCCTTGATGTTCCCGGCAGGGTCTGTGCGAATGAAGATGTTGTCCATCATCCAGCGAAGTACTGGGTGCCCGCCGTGTGCCAGCTTCTGTTCCAGCGTGAGCTTCATCAGCTCCTTTGTCGGCGGGGACATATCCTTGAAGCCCTGCCCGAAGGGAACGACGGAGAAGCCGAGGTTTTCGAGGTTTTGTGTCATCTGTACTGCGCCCCAGCGGTCGAATGCAATCTCGCGGATGTTGTACTTCGTGCCGAGCTGCTCGATGAACTGCTCGATGTAGCCGTAGTGAACGACGTTGCCCTCCGTCGTTTGCAGGAAGCCCTGCCGCTCCCAGAGATCGTAGTTGACGTGGTCGCGCTTGACGCGGAGGGCGATATTATCTTCCGGTATCCAGAAGAACGGCAGAATGCTGTATTTATCCTCCTCGTCACCGGGTGGGAAGACCAGAACGAATGCTGTGATGTCTGTGCTGCTGGACAGGTCAAGTCCGCCATAGCACACACGACCTTCAAGTGATTCCGCGTCTACGGCAAACGCGCACTTATCCCATTTGTCCATTGGCATCCAGCGCACAGCCTGTTTGACCCATTGATTGAGCCGGAGCTGACGGAAGCTGTTCTCTTCAGCGGGATTCTGTTTGGCGCTCTCGCAGGCCGCTTTGACCTTGTCCATGCCGACCGTGATGCCCAGGGACGGATTCGCCTTCTTCCAGACCTTCGGGTCTGTCCAATCGTCCTCCTGTGCCGCGCCGTATATGACCGGGTAGAAGGTGGGGTCATGCTTGCGCCCGTCGATGATGTCCAGCGCTTTTTGATGCACTTCCCAGCAGATGCTGTTCTGGTTATCTCCGGCAGTCGTGATAAGAAAATACAGCGGCTGCATTCGTGCGTCGCCGCTGCCCTTGGTCATGACGTCGTAGAGCTTCCGGTTGGGCTGGGTGTGCAGCTCATCGAACACCACGCCGTGGGTGTTGAAACCGTGCTTGTTGCCGACATCAGCAGACAGCACCTGATAGATGCTGCCGGTCGGTTGATAGATGAGCCGCTTCATGGAGTCGAGGATTTTCACCCGCTTGGCGAGCGCCGGACAGTACCGCACCATGTCCGCAGCCACGTTGAAAACGATGGACGCCTGATTGCGGTCGGCAGCGCAGCCATACACCTCGGCACGTTCCTCATGGTCGGCGCAGGTAAGAAGCAAAGCGATTGCCGCTGCAAGCTCCGATTTGCCCATTTTCTTTGGTATCTCCACATAGGCGGTATTAAACTGCCGGTAGCCATTGGGCTTGAGTGTCCCGAAGATATCGCGGATGATCTGCTCCTGCCAGTCGATGAGCTCAAAGGGCTTACCGGCCCATGTGCCCTTGGTATGACACAGGGCTTCGATAAAAGCAACGGCGCGGTCGGCAGCGTCTTTATCGTAAGTGGAGTCCGGCGCTTTGAACTGCGTCGGTTTATATCTTTTCAGCTTGCGCATACGCACCGTCTCCTCTCAAATGAGCATAAAAAATAGCCGCCCGATGGCGACTTCAAAATGTATGTGTACGAGATACAGCCCCGTCAAGGGCTGTTCCCGGCTGTTATGCTGGGCTTAGTAGTTTTCGCCGTGAAGCAGGATGTCGACCGCAAGCTGCGTGTCGGGGTCGGCGGGCTTGATGTCCCAGCCCCTATCGTAATTGGCGATGATCTTGCCATCTCGCTTGAGCATTGTCAGCCACCTCCGTGTCCTGCAGGCTCATTACCTCGTCGTAAAGGCCGGCGTCGGCTTCGATGTGCTCGACCAGCTCCTGTACCTTCGGACTGCCGCTTTTGAAAGCACCGCTGCCAGAGAGGTTACGGAGCAGAATCTTTCGCGCCGCTTTGTACTCGCCGCCGATGAAGCCCAGCCGGAGCAGGAAGCAGCGGAAAGCGTACTTATCATTATCAAGGTCTTTTTCCTTGGCAGTGACACGCTTCTGCGTTTTTGCCATGCCGATGAGCTTACCTGTGAAGTGAGCGTAGGCGCTTATTTCCTCCGGTTGCGGGAAGCCTGTGAACCACGGGAAGCTGACCTTCTCCTCATCGACCTCAATCGGCAGGGCGTTGACCGCTAGCGCCTTCTTGATGAGCGTCTCCTTGCTTGCCACCAGCTGACGCAGGTTTTCAAGCGCCGCGTCGCTGATGTCCTTACGCGAGTAAGAAAGAATGAGCGAGTCGCCAGCTTCTTCGAGTTCATCCTCATCGGGAACGTCGTCTGGCTGCATACCATCCTCGCCGACCGGGTCGCGGCGTTGTCTGCCAAGCCCCAGTTCTTCTTCCTCGGTCATCTGCAAGTCATCGAAACGAGGCTCCGGCTCGAACCCCTTCTCCAGAAGTGCCTCGACCAGCATTTCGACCTCATCGCTGTCCGCCCTGTCATCGAAGCTCACGGTGCCGTTCTTGTCCACAGTGAAGTAATCCACCTCGTAAGCGAAGGTCGGTGCTCCGAGGTATTTCTGCGGGATATCCAAAATCTCGCTGACGGCTGCGACCAGCCGTTTGCGGTCTGCGCCGTTGACGTTATACTTCATTTCCATTCTCCGTTCCTCCATCCCATGAAAAACAATACCGCGTCGGAGAACCCGGCACGGTAATAGCAGTTCATTGTTTCGCCGTCCACCAGAGAGTAGGCGCTCTCCCATTCGAGGTACGCCTGCCGCTGCTCCGTGGTCAGCGAGCTTTTCAGTTTTTCGATGCAGCGTTCAAACTGCTGGTAAGCTTCCTGCAAACCCTCGTTGTCGCGGGCTCCGCAGTCGTCAATGCGCTGTTGGAGGAAGTCGTCGAGCGCTTTTTTCAAGTCGTTGTCGTGCATTGTCGGTACCACCTTTCATTTTGGTAGGTACATATATCACTCTAAACGCCTGAAATAGCAAGTGTTGTGTGCGAGAGAAACGACATTCTCCGATGTAAACAAATCGCCGGAAGCTGCTCCGACGGTAAGTGTGGATATTATGCTTGGGCAAGAAATACGTAAGCGGCTCGCTTTACATACGATCCGAGCTCCGGCATGACAAGAATGCCCTTGTTCTTGCCACGCTGCTTTATCAACAGGCAGCGAAGCACATCGCAATCCTCGCACAGCGCGGCGTTGTCCTCAATGAACTGCCTGTCCACCAGCATATCCTCGCTGAAGTTTTCATAGTCGATGCCGCTTAGCTCAATGATCTTTACAATCTCGTATTCCCGCTCTGCTTCCGGCAGGTGCGGTTTAAACAAATCATGATACGTTCTCGGGGTGCTGACAAAATACGCTCTCATTTTCTCATCTCGTTCTGAATAAATTGTGTAGATATACGGTATAGCTATTCAAAACATTATAGCACATAACAGCCATAAAATAAATACATAATATATCTATGGTGAGGTGATTTTGTGGCGATCAAGAGCGTATCAATCCGCATTGAGGAAGAGATGCTGGACAAGCTGGGCTTCGTTGCGGATTACGAAGGCCGCTCCGTCAATAGCCATATTCTTGTTTTGATACGGGAGAACATCAAGGCTTTTGAAACGGAGCACGGGGACATCTCCGGCGAGATCAAACCGGACGTCAATGTGAAGCCGACGCGGAAGAACTAAAGAGCGAGGATGCGGTCAGACTGCATCCTCGTTTTCCTTTATCCCGGTCAGCACAAAGCAGACGCAAGGGAGTGCCACGCCGTTGCCCCACATCTTATATTCCGCTGCATCCGAATGTGGATGCAGTAACCATTTGATGATTTGCTTCTGGCTTTTAGGCTTTTCGCTCGTTCCCATAATGCGCCGGTGCGTTTCCCAGACCTCCGTCCAAAATGCTATATTTTCTTCGGACGGGGCGGGAGTATCCAAACCATCGCACCACCAGTCCGGGAAGCCCTGCAAACGAGCGCACTCGGTTGGGGTCAGCCTGCGGACGATGTAGTCTGGCTGCGTCACGATGGGTGCATCCTTGTAATCGCGTGACATGAGCGTAGGCGATTGTTCTTCCGTCACCTGGGCATAACAACCTGTGGTCATGGCGTAAGCGACGGCATGACGGTCGGCGGCATCGAGAGTAAAGGAAACATCTTCATTGACGCCGCTGCCTTGCGGGCCGTTTTTGTCTTCGCGCCCTATCATGGAGCCTTGCAGCACATAGGTCTGTTGTTTCATGCCGGGGTGAGCCGGGAGAGCGCCGGCATGGTCGCCAAGGTCGCGCACCTCGTCGCGCTGATTCTGCGTAAAAGCCACAGGCGCTACTACAGCAATGCCGCCCTGATTACAACCGGGGTTGCCGCCGTTGGCATCAATGGTGCGGGAGGTATCCGCTTCATAGATACCGCTGTGCGGATTACCTGAGAGCATGGAATTGGATTTATCCGAGCAGATGCCGTAAGCGGTCGGCACGAATATAGTCTGGTCGTTGTTGCATCCGAGCGTGGCGGACATATCTTCCTGGATGAGAGTGCCTTTGCCGCCGCCCTCGCAGCCAGAGCGTATTTTCAGCGTTTTCGGCGTGTCCAGCACCAACGGCGTGTTCATGCCGCCCGTTCCCATGCGTGAGGTGAGCGTTTGAACCTTGCCGTCCTCGGATATCTTGCAACGGCCGTCCGTGGGATGATTCTCAATAGCCACACTAGGAACGACCCCGGCACGAAGTGTGGGAGAGCGTTCTTCCTCGTAGCCGACGCTGCGGCTCTTGGCGGAATGCTCGGTGCAGAAACCGCTGGACTGCATGACGACGGGCGGATGGTGGGCTTCGGCTCTCAGCGTTGCGGAGGTATCCTCAGACACATCCATCCGTTCACCACCTTGGTCGTTTAGTACGAACGGGCAGTCGAAGGCAAAGTTGTCGCCGGAGTATGCACCAGAGTTTCCGTTCCACTTCGTACCATAGGCGGCAGTCAAAGTGGAGGCTATGCGTTCATTGCCGCCTGCCGCTCCAGAGCCGTTTTCAGCATGACCGGCAACTCTTTTCCACGGACTGCCGCACGGCGAGTAATCCCTTGGCACGCCTTGGCGCTCAAACAGAATCTCGCCGGCACGTTCACCTGCAAAATCTGCGACAAGGTAGATTCTGCGGCGGCGCTGGGGTACTCCAAAGTATTGCGCGTCGACAGTTCTGTACGCCACGCTCCATCCGTTTCCCATGTAAAGGTCGGCATATGGCCAGCGTCCGCTTTCAGGCGCAGGCACCGTGAGGCCCGGTTCGCAGACGCCGCAGACCGCCTCGAGGACTGCTTTGAAGTCCTCGCCTTTGTTGCTGGAGAACGCGCCGGGGACATTTTCCCAGACGGCATATCTCGGATATCTTCCATTAGTCTTACACCTCATTTCCTTGATGATCCGTATTGCTTCATAAAAAAGGACGGATTGGCTTCCGTCCAGACCGGCTCGTTTTCCCGCGACTGACATATCTGTGCAGGGAGAGCCGAAGGTTATGATGTCCACGGGCGGCAAATCTGCGCCGTTCAGCATGGAGATATCTCCGTAGTGTTTCATCTGCGGTATCCGCTTCGTGGTCACCCGTATGGGGAAAGGCTCAATTTCAGAAGCCCATAATGGTTCAATGCCGCACAGCAGACCTCCCAGAGGAAATCCGCCGGAGCCGTCGAAGAGAGAGCCGAGTGTGAGCTTCTTATCCATCGGTGGCCACCTCCGCATACGAATACGACAGCCCATCGCGCTGTACGGAAACCTTGTCTGCCGAGCCGACCTGCTCGATATACCTCTTCACGATGACGTCGCAGAACTTCTCGTCCAGCTCGATGGTATAGCAGGCACGATCTGACTGTTCACAGGCGATGAGCGTACTGCCGGAGCCGCCGAAGGGGTCGAGCACCAGCGTGTTGCTCATGGAACTGTTCATGATGGGGTACGCCAGCAGCGGAATCGGCTTCATCGTCGGATGGTCGCCGTTCTTCTTTGGCTTATCGAACTCCCAAATGGTCGTTTCCTTACGCCCGGTGTACCACTGATGCTTGCCTTTTTTCTTCCAGCCAAACAGCACCGGTTCATGCTGCCACTGATACGGAGAGCGTCCCAGCACCAGCGATTGCTTTTTCTAGATGCAGCAGCCGGACAAAAGAAAACCGGCATCCGAAAAGGCTCTGCGAAAGTTGAGCCCTTCGGTGTCGGCGTGAAAAACATATATGCTGGCGTCATCCGCCATGACCGCTTCGGTGTTCTGGAACGCAGCCAGCAGGAAGCTGTAAAAGGCGTCGTTCGCCATGTTGTCGTTCTTGATTTTGCCGGCGCTGCCCTCGTAATTGACGTTATAAGGAGGGTCGGTGATGACGAGGTTTGCCTTCATACCAGCCATCAATAGGTTGAAGGTGTCGGCCTTGGTGCTGTCGCCGCAGACCAGCCGATGCCGTCCCAGCGTCCAGACATCACCGAGCTTGGTGATGACCGGCTCCTTTAGAGCGGAGTCCACATCGAACTCGTCGTCGTGTATCTTGTCCTTGACCATATCCTTGAACAGGTCGTCCAGCTCGGCAGGCTCAAAGCCGGTGAGGGACACATCAAAGTCAGCGCCCTGCAGGTCAGCGATGAGCAGAGCCAGCTTATCCTTATCCCACTCGCCGGAAATCTTGTTCAAGGCGATGTTGAGCGCCTTTTCGCGGGATTCATCAAGTTCGACTACCACGCAGTCCACTTCCGTGATACCCATATCAATGAGCACCTTCAACCGCTGGTGACCGCCAACGACTCTGCCGGTGGTCTTGTTCCAGATGAGCGGCTCGACATAGCCAAACTGCTCGATGGAACGCTTCAGCTTGTAGTACTCAGGATCACCAGGTTTCAAATCTTTTCTGGGATTGTAGTCGGCGGGGATGAGCTGCTCAACCTTCAGTTTTTCTATCTGCATATTCTTCCGCCGCCTTTCTCAATTCTTCGTAAAGCGCCATGCTGGTATCTTCCCACGGGAACAGACTGGAGTTGAAGTGTCCGTAGGTCGCCGTATCCTCATAGATGGCATTTCGCAGATGCAGTTTCTCAATGATCGCCGCCGGGCGCAGGTTGAATACCGACTGCACAATGTCGCTCAGAGCCTCATTGCTAAGAGGACTCGTGCCGAAGGAATCCACAGCCACGGCGACCGGGTCAGCCTTGCCGATGGCATAAGAAAGAGCAACACCGCTTTCTTTTGCGAGTCCGCTCCATACGATGTTTTTTGCAATGTACCGCGCCATGTACGCACCGCTGCGGTCAACCTTCGTCGGGTCTTTGCCGCTGAACGCGCCGCCGCCGTGAAGAGCCAGTCCGCCGTAGGTGTCAACCATTAGCTTTCTGCCGGTCAACCCGGTGTCGGCTGCGGGTCCGCCCTCGACAAAGCGCCCGGAGGGATTGACGAGGATTTCAGTGTCATCGTCAAAGGGGAAGTCCTCGAAGCACTGCCAGAGTACATTCTGCTTGATATCGGAGTAAAGCTGTTCCTGCGTTTTGCTGGCTTCGTGCTGAACGGATACGATGATGGTCTTCACTCGCTTGGGCTTGCCATTCTCGTATTCGACCGTAACCTGTGCTTTGCCGTCCGGCAAAAGCCCCTTCACGATTTTATCCTTACGGACAGTATCTACACGCTTGCAGATACGATGAGCCAGCACCAACGGGAGAGGGAGTTTTTCGTAATTCTCATCAGTGGCGTAGCCGTAAACGGTGCCCTGGTCACCAGCGCCCATAGAAGCATAGCGTTCCTCGCTGTCATTGCGGGCTTCGAGAGCCGTTGTCACGCCGGCGTCGATGTCTTTGCTTTGTTTGTGGACGAACACATAAACCGTGAACTTCCACGGATTGTAGCCAGCCTTGCGGAGCGCCTCACGTGCCTCCCAGCGGATATCAACTTTGCCGTCGCAGGTGATCTCGCCCGCAACGATAATTTTGCCCTTCGTAGCCATGACCTCGCAGGCAACACGCGAGGATTTATCCTTGCGCAGGCAGGCATCGAGAATTCTGTCCGCAATGAGGTCGCAGAGCTTATCCGGATGCCCCATGCAGACGCTTTCTGCTGTTTTGTAAGTAGTCATAGTTAGATTGCTTCCTTTCTTTCACATAAAAATAGACCACACGACTGTGTGGCCATTACTGACTCCGACGTATATTCCTTACATTTTTCTTCAATCCGTTCCCTGATAGCAAGAGGGGCTTCCGGCACATCGTTATGATGACCGGTATAATCACGGAATAGCAACGATGCTGCAGTGTTATACATTTGAGCGCAGACAACAGGGTCCTTTGAATAGCCGAGATTGATGTTCCTGTCGTTCAGAGATATCTTTGCGGAGTATCTGTTTCTGGACTTCACGAAACATACGCCTACATATCCACTAGTGTTGTTCCTCCCAATGCTCCGATTCATACTGTTTTGCTGGTGGGAGACAACTCTAAGGTTTTCACGGCGACAGTCCAACTTGTCCCTGTTTATGTGGTCGATGCAAATACCGTTTCCCGGAGCAGATAAGAATCCGAGAATATACCAGTGAAGCATTGGCTTTGGCGCATTGCGCTGATTCCGTTTGATGTAGCCCTTGGAGTTTACGCTCCAAAACATCGAAGAGATTAGTGGAACCATATCTGCGTCAATGAGAAATCTACTTCCATCCGGGAGGATGCCTGCTGCAACATCTCCGCGTATGTCAAAGTTATACATTGGCGGGCACTTGCAGCATCTCCCTGTTTTTGATAATGCCAACGCACCCTGTGTTCGAATGGATGTGTTTCCGCAGGACAGCAGCGGCACAGATACAAAATTGCTCCTGACTTATTTTTGCCAACTTCTCTGAGAACTCGCCAGCCATTTAGTTCATCGCCCGGATTAACGGTATGGGGGGCTGTACTGCGGAATGAACGGGAGCAAGACAGGCACTTCGGGTTTCCGTGTGTCAAATTGCCCGTCAGTATTTCAAACTCATTGCCGCAGGCACAACGCACCCTGTATCGAATGTGTCCGGTTTTATCTTTTGGAGCTTCGCCCAACACGGTCAGCCATCCGAACTGATCTCCGATGTTAATTATTCTGCGCGGTCTTGCCATACCACTAACCGCCCTTCCTTGCACGAAGGAGCCGCTCCATGATATCGTCCTGCGGATTGTCCCCACCGTAATCGGCAGCACAGTTATTTCGGACGATGGCGTAGATTTCCGCCCATAGGCGGTTGGTCTGACTCATGTAGTTTTGACTCATCGACACATACGGTGAAGCAATCGCGGCACCCGTAGTCGGATGCTTCGCCAGAAAACCTGTCGTAGATATGATTTCCTCGCACTGTATCCAGCGGGCCGCGCTCATTGCGTAACGTTCAAGAAGCTGCGGAGAAACATACTTAGCACAGCCACGCTCATTGAGCCACTTCCATGTGATTTCGTATATATCCGACGCCTGCAGCGCACTCCCATCGCGTTGCTGAGCGGAAAGCATCTTTGCCGGCTTCGGCATTTCTACGCCCTCAAGCTCTGCGGCATTATCGAATTGCATAACAGATAGTCTTCTTTTTCCGGGATTTCCTTCTGCGATTTTGTCGCTTAGCGGCTTTTTCGGCCTGCCGCCCGTGCCGGGAGTAGGACCTCTTGCACCCATATAGTCTTCACCTCTCTTTGAAGGGGGCAATACCCCTGAAACTTTCGCGTTGCCGAACAGATGACCCTTGGCCGGTGTCCGCTTGAAAAAGTTTTAGGGATTCAGATACCCCCACCGGGGTCATTCTCGCGTGTGCCTGTCGCCAAGCTCAAGATGAATAATGTTGTGGCAAGAGCGGCAGAGGGACATGAGATTGTCCGGCGTGCTCTTACCGCCCTGCGAGACGGGGATGATGTGATGCACCTCGTCCACAGGGGTCAGCCGACCTTCTTTCTGGCAGCGTTCACAGAGCGGGTGCTGTTTGATATAGCGATCACGGATACGTTTCCAAGAGCGGCCATAGGTTTTGTTGACGTCCTGGTTGCGGGAGTATTTGTCGTAGGTCTTGTCGGCTTTCTTTTTATGTTCTGCACAGTACTGACCGTCCGTCAGCTTTGGACAGCCGGGGTAAGCACAGGGACGTTTGGGTTTGTAGGGCATTGGTTCACCTCCTTGCGGGCATAAGAAAAGCCCTGCGGGATTGCTCCCACAAGGCTCTCTTGGATTCTGTTTTCCTATTATAATACTATCATAAGAGGCAGGTGTCTTTCAGTGTCTTTTCGTGTCCACTTCAGGAGGAGCGGGGATAATACATTCCTCCAGCGCCCGAATGTGGAGCTTGTGTGTGTAGCGCAGGTCGTAGCCCATGTCCACCGCAATTTTCTCCCAAGAAAGGAAGCAGAGGTAACGCTTCTCCAAAAGGGTCTGGTGCTCCGGATTTACCACAGCTTTGATGACGCCCATGATTTCTTTCTTAAGGTCAACAAGCGTATCAATGTCACGGTTGATGTCGTTCTGCAGGTCAACGATTTTACATACAGCGTCAGCCATGCGGGAGACAGAGCCGCTGGGATTGCGCGGCATACCCGTCAAGACAGATGTACAGGTCGTCGCCAGCTCGTTTAGAGAGTCAACCTGCTGGAGCTTGGACTTGATACGCATGTCCAGATAACGCGCCTGAGAAAGGTAGGTTTTAGTATTCATAGCACACCTTCTCCTTTCTCAGCTTGGCAATCAGCATTTCAGGGTCGATGCT